CATCAAACATATATACATTGGCGTCTTTGGCAAGTCCAAATCTTTCACCTGCCGCATAGGATGCACTTGCCGTTGGATGGTTATTTTCTGCACTAAAGTTGTCACGAGCATCTGCGTTGCTGTAGGTGTAGTTTGTGCCACCTGTTATTGTGTTGTAGTGTTGCCCCCAATTATAATCTACTAATCTGCTTGAATATTCTGCGTGATCACTACAAGTGTTGTTCTCTACAATGATGATATCTACATTCTTGCCACTTGCTGTATATGTCACAGTGTCATCAACACGCCTATCAGATGAACTCCCAGCATCGCCGCCCCAACCTGATCTGTTGGTGCTTTCAATGTGTCTCAGTATTCCCCAAGCGTGGTGATCATTATTGGTGTATGTAACTCTAGAAGCACCGTCAGCGTTTGTAATCATTGATCCAGTTGGACTATTGCTTTTGGTAAATCTACCGTTGTATGTAGCGTATTCGACTTCGGTCTGTTTGTCCAACACACTCTGTGGAACAACTATTTCTACTCTGTCGTCATAACTTACTTCTTGTGCTTCTTCTAAGGTAAGCATATAGCTTGTGGTTCTTGAAGTTGGTCGTCTTTCTCCACACTCTACTTTTCTATCTGGAATAGTTATAGCACCGCCTGGTGTTTCCATGTCATCATAGAATGCGTCAATGTCTACACCCTTTTTAAGTGTAACTTGGAACAGTTCCATGTTACGCCTCCAGTTGTAGTATGTTTAGAGATACCTGCACTGTGCTTGTGCTACCACTTTTGTTTGTAACCCTACACGGTATAGTTGTTGTTGGAGAACTTTCTAAGTTAAATCCATAAGCACCTGGGCTTATAATAACTGATTCTGCACCTGTTGTGATAACTTCTGCAATAAGTCCTGCGTCTGATGTAGGATCAACACCCTCTGCTCTACTAGCGTCTGCTGTTCTTGTTGCCGCATTCACATACAATCTTACACGAGCCGCTCTGTCTGTTGTTATAGTTAACAATGTGTATGCTTTGAACCCTGTAATGTCTAAGTCTGCTTCAGCTGCATCTGCCAAACTTGAAGTTGTGCCCGTGACTGTGCTTCTGCTTTGTAGGCCTGAACCACCTGATGCTACCCAAGCATAGTCTGAACCAGTCCAACTTAATACTTCATTGTTACCTGCTGAGCCTGTGTTTAGATGTGTGTCAACATCACTATTAGTATATGCTGATGTAGCCCCGTATGAAATTTCGCCTGTTGTTATATCATAATAAAGTGCATTTGCAGTTACAAGTCCTCTAACAGGTTTAACTACAAAACTTTCTGGTATAGGATTATCTAATACAATTCCTGTTGCATTGATTACAATACTTGTAGCCGCTTGGTTAGTTACTCCTGCTTGAACACCTATAGCTATTGAATTAGCTCCTTGGTTGATTTCGCCTGCATTTGTTCCTAACGCAATTTGTGAAGGACCACTAGGACCATTTTTATCACCTAGTGTAGCCCATGTATCGTTTGGTAATCCTGAAACACTTGCACTTGTAAAGTCTACACTAGCACCTGTAAAGTCTACTGTGCCACTAAGTGTGCTTGTACCGTTACTAGTAATATCTCCCATAACATCGCCTGTTAGTATAGCACTATCTATATCAAGTACTACACTTGTTGTTGGGTTTGCTGGATCACTTACTACGTCACCGTAGTACCATGCTGTACTTGCACCTTGTATACTTGGCAAGCCAGTATTGCTTAGTACATGGTGTGCAGTGTCTGTTGGGTCTGTAGGATCTGTTGTTACTTTAGTCGTGTACTGTGATTGTGTACTTACATGTCCGCTGCTGCCAGTTCTACCGTCGATAAGTCCATTTACTTCTGCTTCAAAAGCAACAAATTTATATTCTGTTGAACTTCCGTCATATAGTAAAAAGTCACCACTTGCCACTGTATCAACACTGTCAACGTCTGTTAGGGAAGCCATATTAGTAGCGCCACCGCCACCAAGCAATCCACCGGTATCTGTAAGATCACCTACATCTGCTGGTATTGTTGGCTTGTTTGTTAGATTGTCATAATCACTGTCAAATAATAATGTAGTAGTGTCTGTTAAATCACTTACATCTGCTGGTATTGTTGGCTTGTTTGTTAGATTGTCGTAATCACCGTCAAATAATAACGTAGTAGTGTCTGTTAAATCACTTACATCTGCTGGTATTGTTGGCTTGTCTGCTAAGTCAGTATAGCTACCACTGAATGTGCTATATCCTGATAAGTCTGGTGGAGTATATGTAAATGCGCCAGTTGTATTGTTGTATGATAAAGACCCGCCGCCTGATGCAGCATCTGCAGAAACACTTAAATCTGTAAGTGCAATACCACCGCTTGCTAAATATAAGTCATCAAAATTGTCATTAATTTTGTCAAATGCTGAACGGAGGCTTTCTCCGTCTCCTGCTAGTTCACCTGATCCAATGTTAACTGTTTGCTTCGCCATTTGCCCACCTTAATGATTTAGTTTAATGTTATTTACTGTGCCGTCGGTCCAATTTGATACATAAGTTCTGACCCATACATAATTGCCGGTAAAATTGTAAGTTTTACTAGAAGTTTCGTTAGTTGTATATTCTAATTTAGTTGTACTAGAACTTACAATTTTACCAGTTGTATCAATTGATTGACCTGAACCTAATGTTACAGTAAACCAGTCATCTGCTGTAGGATCTATTGCAAGTGTTCCTTGTAATTCTATTTTACCTAAAAATCCATTTAGGTCAATTTGAATAGTATGCAACCCGTCACTACGTCCGTAGTAACCGTCGCCTTTGTATTTGTCACCCGTTACAGTCTCAGATGTACTGTCTCCTGGATGTGTTTGATTTGCTAAAATTGTTTCACTATTACTTGGCATAATACTATTTATCTTTAACGGAGTCAACTACGACTTCTTCAACTCTACTTATATTACCGCCTATCATAATTTGTATTAGCTGTAATACTTTATGACTAGTAACATAAAAATAGTATCCATGTGCGAATCCATTTTCTTTTATCTGCTGATACGCTCTATTACCAATTTTTACTTTGTCAGGATTTGCATCTATCCAATTTCCAAAGTCACGTGATACTCTGTTTTTCATTGTTACTCTGTATTTAAATTTTGTAGGACGCTTTACAACTATAATAGGAGTATCTCTATTTAATATTTCCTTTAGGTCATCATTAGGAGCAAACAATACGCTTTCATTTTGTAAATTAGATGCAATTTTTTCTAGCCATTGTAAATCATTAGAGTATATGTTAAGAATAGGATTTTCAACTCTTAAACTATAATCGTCTTCGCAGTGTATGAAGGTGTTGTAAAGTGTATTACAATCTATATAATCAGATTCTGAAACAGGCGTAACAATATACGCCCGTTTCAATAGTAGTTCCTGTCCTTTGCTATATTCTTGTCTTAAAGTTTCAAGACAAGTTTGAGTATAAGCAAATTGCTTTTCTCTAAATATGTGAGCTATACCATTTAGAGTTTCTAGTTTAAACCAATACTTGTTATAAAATTTATGTTTACTAAATTGCCTCTTCAATCTTTTCTACTTTCGTTGTATCTAAGCTAATAGCTTCGTCTACAATATTAATAGTAACAACTCCGCCATCTTTAAGATCGCCAAACAACAATGATCGTGATAAAGGACGTTTGATATCTTTGTCGATTACACGTTGTAAAGGTCTTGCACCCATCTTAGGATCAAAGCCTTTGTCTACTAGGTAATCAAGTGCTTCGTCTGAAACTGAAATCTGTACACCTTTCTCTTTTACCATATTTTTTAGCTCAAGCAAAAACTTGCCAACAATTTTCATCATTACTTCTTTGCTTAGTTTTGCAAAAGTAATTGTACCATCAAGTCTATTACGGAACTCTGGCGCAAAGAACTTTTTCAACTCTGCATCTTCATAATCATTTTCCATGCTGTCACCAAATCCAATTGAATTCTTCTCCGCCTGTGCTGCACCTAAGTTAGTTGTAAGAATTAAAATACTGTTCCGTGCATCTGCTTCTTTACCATTAGAACCTGTTACTTTACCGTTGTCCATAACTTGCAGTAAGATTTGTGAAACATCTGGGTGCGCCTTTTCAATTTCGTCTAGTAGCAATACACAGTTAGGATTTTCTTGTAGTTTAGTAATTAACTGTCCTGCATTTTCTTCGTGTCCTACGTAACCTGGAGGCGACCCAATTAGTTTAGCAACACTATGACGTTCTTGATATTCACTCATATCAAATCGTACTAATTCTACACCTAAATTGTGTGCTAGTTGTTTTGCAGTTTCAGTTTTACCTGTACCGGTAGGACCCATAAACACAAAAGAACCAATTGGCTTGTCTTCTGGTTTAAGTCCTGCTTGTGCTACAAGAATTTTATCTACAATTGATTCAATCGCAGTGTCTTGTCCGTAAACAACTTTCTTAAGATTTAATTCTAAGTTTGCTAAGTTTTCAGTTTCTTTTTCAGCAACTTGTTCTGCAGGTAATTTAACTGCTTTTGCTAATTCGTATTGAATGTTAGGTGCTTCGATAAGTTTTTCACCTTCGAACCCGTCTCTCAAGTTATAACGACTACAAGCGGCATCAATTAAGTCAATAGCCTTGTCAGGTAACTTTTTATCTGGTTGATACTTTACACTTAATTTAATAGCTTCGTCAATTGCTTGCTCTGTAATAATTGCATTATGAAACTCTTCGTAGTATTCTTTAATACCCATTAAGATATCTTTAGTAACTGCTGTGCTAGGCTCGTCAACTGTAACACGTTGGAAACGGCGCATCAATGCACGATCGCTTTCGAAGTATTTGCGATACTCTTCCCAAGTTGTACTTGCTACAACTTTCAAGTTACCTTTTGTCAAAGCAGGTTTTAACATATTTGCAAGATCGTTAGAGTTATTGCCTCCGCCTGCACCAGCGCCGCTCATCATATGCGCTTCGTCTACAAACATAATTGCTTTAGGCTTTTTCATAAGAGCATGTAATACTAATTTAAAACGCTCTTCAAAGTCACCTCTATATTTTGAACCTGCTAACATAGCACCGATATCTAGATTATAAACTTCGTACCCTTCTAAGAACTTAGGTACAGTTCCGTTTACAATATTCCAAGCAAGACCTTCTGCAATAGCAGTTTTACCTACACCCGGATCACCTACAAGTAATACGTTATTTTTTGCACGACGACCTAATGCAAGTGCAATACTATCTAGTTCATCGTTGCGGCCAATTACTGGATCAACTTTACCTTTTGAAACTTCGTTATTCAAGTCTGTTGTAAACGCACGTAATGCTTTTAGAGATGCACTAGTAGTTTCGCTGTCTTCGACTGCTTCGTCAACTTCGTTGTTTACATATTCGTTAAAGTTGTCTTTCTCGACACCGCCTTTATTTAGGAAGTAACATGCTTGTGTTTTCTTCTCACTTAAAATACTACTTAAAACATCTTGAAGTTGAATATTATTACGGCCACTAAACAACACTTGTGTAAATGCTCTATTTAAAATACGCTCAACACTTTGTGTTTTTTTAGGTTTGTACTTTTCCAAATCAATAATAAGATCAGTGTTAGTTTTTAAGAAGTGCCGTAGATTACCTTTTATATAGTCTACATCGGCACCAAAGCCTTCTAATAGTTTATAAAATTTCTCTTCGCACAGCATTGCAAACAGCAGGTGTTCTACTGTTACATATTCATGCTTTAACTTTACTGCATCTTTAATTGCTTTATCAAAGACAAGTTGTAATTCTTTTGACGGTTCTACCATTGCATTCCTCGTTTGCTAATGTATTTACTATATTATACTTGATAAGTTTTGTCAACTGGATGAAGAGCCAAAAATCTGTTCCAGTTGCATTAATTGTTGATCTGTAAGATTAGGCATTTTAACCTTAACTTGTATATAAGCGTTGCCTCGTCCTCTACCAGTAGGTAGCCCGTGACCTTGCATACTAAAGGTTGTATTAGAATTTGTACCTCTTGGTATTGTAAGTCTAATAGTGTTCCCATCAAGTGTTTGTATATCTACCTTTGTGCCTTTTAATGCCTCTAATAATGAAATTCTAATTTGCTGTTTTAAATGGACATTATCTACTTGCCATCTTTTGTGCTGTGCATACTTGATAACTACATTTAAGTCTCCAGGCTGAAACTGTTGTATAGTATCGTCTCCCATGCCTGCAAATCTTATAGTCTGCCCATGCCCTATTCCTGCAGGTATACGTATCTTTACTTCTTTGACACTGCCATCTGGCTTACGATATCTTGCAGTAGTCTCTACGCCGTTATACACATCTTCTAATTGCATTGTATATGCAATAGTAACATCTTTATTCTTCGGATGTTGATTGTATTGCTGATTCCTAAATGGACCACCGCCAAACATTTGTGCAAACATATCTTCAAATGCACCTGTACCTTGAAATCCACCAGGGCCAAAGCCTTGATCAAACTGCTGCTGCGGATTATCGTATTCCTGTCGTTTTTGTGGATTGCTAAGTGTTTGGTATGCTTCGCTAATTTGCTGAAACCTTTTTTGATCACCACCCGTATCAGGATGATGTTGTTTAGCTAATTTGCGATAGGCCTTTTTAAGTTCTGCATCATTTGCAGTTTTAGGTACACCTAGTATGTTATAATAGTCCATACTTAATTATACATTAATTACAATAAAAGTCAAGCTATTTTTTACTTGTTCCTGTATACAATCCGAACCATGCAGCACCTGCACCTACAACAACACTAATTAGTGCTGATTGGTTCATGCTTGGATCCGGTAATGTCATATACCATAGTACTGTTTTGTAAAGTAAGAAAATGTAAACAGTTAGGAACGCACGTGGAAAAATTCTCCATGCATCTACTGCTTTGGCCATATGTATAATTTTTGCATATGGATTAGGCCCTAGATCCTTAATACTAGTATCTACCTCTAAGTCAAGTTTGACTTTACGTGTGCCGCCTTCTGTTACAACTGTTGCATCATACTTAGGCATTTCTTTCATCTGCTCAGCCTTTGGCTTTTCTGCCGGCTTTGCTTCTAATTCCTCAAGTTTTTTTCTTGGCATTTTTACCCTCCAATTTTTTTAGTCTTAATTCTAATTCGTCTATTTTCTTAGTAACGTGTGGATACTTTTTACGCCATGCATCTTCAGGCTGCTCTAGCCATGTCCATCCCCAACGTGCTACAAGATAATCTATTGCTGTGTCTACTTTAGCATATGCCCAAAGTCCAATGCGTGTTGTGCTTATGTATGCTACAAATATTGCACCAAATACTGACCCTGCTAGTGCTGTGTAAATCCACAGACGATCACTTGCCATTCTTTCTATCATTTCCCACATAGTTACCCCTCATTAACAATGTATTTATTCTTTATACCTACGTACAGCTAATGCTCTACCTGGATAGTATAGACTATATTTTACTTCGTTATTTTGATTACCTCCAAGAATTATCCATTCGCCTGTTTGAACGAAAGTTCCAGCATAAAAACCTACATGTCCCTTCCATTCAGAGTTACCTCTAGGGAATATTACAACATCGCCATACTGTATATCGTTTGGATGAATTTCCTCACCCCATTTTAAAAAGCTACGAGCCATCAATGGAACATTACTTACACTAGAACTACCTGGAATATTGTTTATTTCTAATATTGCATTTACAAATGCTGCACACCATTCTGTACGTACAGGATCAACACCTATAAGATCTTTTAACTCTTTACGATCTTGTCTTTCAGAAAGACCTATATGAGTGATAGCTGTGTCAACTGGGACAGATTGTGTTGTCGTACAAGCAGACAATAATAAAACGAAGGCGGGTATACATTTCCATAACATGGAAATATTTATTTAAATGGATTCAGTTTATCTAGTGTAGATTCTTGTGGAGCACTATTTTGTGCTTGCACTTCTACTTGTGCATTTTCTATTTCCGTATTTGCATTTTCTAATGCTTTTTCAGATTCTTCATAGTAATTTTTGTACGCAGCAATGATCTCTTTTTGCTGTTGTAGTAGAGTCATTATGTCGCTAAGGTTTAAAGATAGTTTTTCGTAACCATCATCAGTCAGTGCAATTAGTGCTGGATCTTGTTTGTCTTTGACTAATCTAGCCCAAACTTCTTCTGCATTCTCTTGATTTATTACTATCCATTCTACGTCTTTTAATCGTAGTTGTTCCACAGGTGGTAAAACAAGTGCTGGCTTGTTAATTGGCTTTGCACTTATTTCTATTTGTCTAGGAGTTGCTGCACATCCTGCTAGTAGTAGTACAGTAATTAAAAGTGTAATATATTTCATAGGTTCTTCCTTTTCCAAGCTTCACTTTGAATGTTTGGGTCAAAATTAGGATTTGCTTCCCTCCAACACTCATTGTTTATTTCACTCGGTTTTGTTGCTGACAGTTCTTTTTCAGTCAGCGTTGCCCCACTCATTATTTCTAAACAACGTTGTGCATTTCTAGTTGCACCGTTTAGTACACGTTCTGTTAGCTCTGGTTTTGCAACCGCCGCAGCACCTATATCGTGCCGCGACAGTCTATTTTCTAATGATCTATTTCTATCACTAATTGCTGCAAATTCTGTTTGTAATCTAGAATTTTCTGCTTGCATACTTTTGAATGCTTGCTGTTGTGCTACGAGTGCCTGTTCGTTAGTTTGCACTGCTGTTTCTAATTTAGCATTATTTTCCTGCAAGATTGCAAGGCGTTCTTGTGTATCGTTATAATACCATGCACCTGCGCCTGCCATTCCTGCCATTAAAAAGAAAAATACAATTGCTAACTTAGCACCCATTCCACCTACCCTAGTAATTTTCCCAGCGTTTTAGGTCCTACAATACCGTCAGCAGTAAGCCCATTTGAACTCTGCCACTCTTTTACAATACGTGCAGTACCTGGACCAAAGATACCATCAGCAGGTGAAATATCAAGTTTCTCTTGTACTTCTGCTACTAATGGACCACGTGATCCCTGTCTAATTGTTTGATTGTAATCTGTTTCTGGTTCTTCAAAGTCGCCACCTAGTACATCCATTGCATGTAGGTAATGTTTCTTACGATCATCTAAACCAATAGTACCGCCGTTGATACGTTTTGTAGCACCAACAATATCCATGTTATCACAATACTTGTTAATGCCATTAGTGTCCCAGAACCAACATGCTGAGTCTAGTGCGCCTTTTTTAGTGCGTACATAGTCTACTGCTTCTTCTGGTGACATTTCCATTTCTGTTGCGAATTTAGTATAATTATATCTGCCGGTAAGTTGTAGTATACCACCGCCCCTAAATCTCCAACCGTCACCACTGTTGGCATCGCCGTTGTCCATTCTATTTGCGTAAATAACGTTCGCAATTTTTTCAGGTTGTCTATGATATTCATTTGCATCCCTCCCTGCTCTTCTAAAATACTTAGGGAAAATAGTGTTAAGTGCCTTGGCGCTATAATTTAAGTTTTCACTCAGTACTCTAAAGCCGCCACTTTCGTGTCCACACTGTGCCACAAACATTGCTACACGCTCTGCTGTATTTACTTCCCATAAAGGAAGTATTTCAAGCATTGCTTCGTACCAGTCTTTCCAATCATCTCTGTGGATAAGTTCTTCTGCCATCCACTCTTCAAAATCAAATTCGAAATGTTCTTTAGCCATCTTTTGTATCCTTATTTTGGCATTTGTCACAGCGACAATGATTACATACTTTTATGCTAGGATTTTGACTTAGGAAAGGATCATTAACTTTCACTTCCTTCCATAAGGGAATTCCACAGTGTGATTCATGTCCGCAATTTTGACAATATTGCATTTATTTTCTTTTTACTATTAAAGTTTTATCTTCGTTTGTAAGAGCTAACTTATCACCGAACTTAGTGATATTGAAGTCTCCAAGGTATTTAGTTAGGAAAAGAACCTCGCCCATGTCATTAAGGTTAATTGTTTCGCTTAAATTATTAATTGTAACATTAGTGTCGCCGAACTCTACAACTTGTAATGTGAGAGGCGCTGCAAATGGTTTAAAAATTGTTACTTCGTTACTTTCACTAATAATTATATCTGACTTGTGTGTTTTTGCAAAAAAGTTTTCATAGTTGTTTAACTTACTTTCTTGCATTTGCCCTTCATAATGCGAATCATCTAAAGGAATCTTAGCTGCTAGATTTTCAGTTGTTGCTTCTTCACTTTCAAAACCCTTGTAGTAACGGAAACGTGGTGTTTCTATTTCAGCTAGTTTTGCAATACCGTAAATCATATCCTGTAATTGTTCAGGCACATCACGAGTGCGTTCTATTTCTACAAAAACTTTATAGGTTCCATCGCTTTGTTCACCTGTACTTACGTCAGCATCTAAAACAAAAGGATATCCTTTTTCACAAAAGTTTTCTAAGTCCTTTGCTGCTTCTTGTCCATGTACACTAAAACTTACAGTAACAATATCCTTGTCTTCGCCCATTTTACTTTTAAAGCTATCAACTTCAAATACATCGTCAACTAGTAGTTTTAAATCACCTGTGTTCAATCCCATTATACTGCTGCCTCTGTTGGCGGTGTTTCTGCTGCTGCTCCTGTGTCAGCTTGTTGTGCTTCGTCACCATTTGGTGTTTGGGGTGCTATACCTTGATAGCCTCCATAAACTTCGCCGATTAAACTTGTTGGCATCATTATCTCTACAATCCAAATAGGTTTGCGATCTAACTTACCTTTTTTAGTACCAGGACGTATATCTGTCTCTTTGCGGATCTTACGTGGTACTAGTACAGTTTCCTTGCCCATTTTAACTTTGCAATCGTAATCGAGCAAACGTTTACCACCCATTGGGTCAGGCATTTTTTCCTGCGGCCACATAAAGGAGCATGTAATCCAATGTCTATCAATAGTAGGACCTTCGCATACTTCACCTTCGTCCCAATTTTCGTAGACGTATATATCAAGCTCGTCAAGAACTCTTTCAAAATCTTTTAGAACACTTAATGACGTATTACTATCGTATATACGTTCAACATTCTTTACTATATCTAAAACATCTTTCATAGCATTTCCTTTGTTAATGTATTTATCTAGATGTCAGATGATAAATATATTTGTAGGGCAATGCGTCTTACCGCAAAACCCTACTCCAGATTCCAGAAGGAGGACAGATGGGAGCTAAAAGAAAGGCTGTAAAGCAGCATTCAAAATTTGACAACGTTGTCAATATAAATTCATTTACTAAAAAACAAAACGTAACAATACTTCCACGTAACAGAAATCAAGAGCAATATGTACTTAAACTGTTAGACCCTAAGAAAGATATAGTCTTTGGCATAGGGCCGGCAGGTACCGGTAAAACTCTGTTGGCTGTACAAGTGGCTGTAAAATTATTTAAGGAAGGCAAAATAGACAAAATAGTTGTTACTAGGCCGGCAGTATCGGTTGATGAAGACTTAGGTTTCTTACCAGGTACATTAGAACAAAAAATGGCACCATGGACAAGACCTATTTTTGATGTACTAAGGGAATACTTTAATGCAAGAGAAATAGAAGGCATGATTGAAGAAGGCATTATTGAAATAGCACCTTTAGCTTATATGCGTGGACGCACATTCAAAAGCAGTTTTATACTTGCAGACGAAATGCAAAACGCAACCCCAAACCAAATGAAAATGTTACTAACTAGATTAGGCGAACACTCTATGATGGCTGTTACAGGCGACCTGGCCCAGGCAGACAGGCTCAAGGATAATGGTTTAATAGATTTTACAAAACTGTTAGAACAAAGTAATTCACAACATTTGGACATAGTCCACTTTGAACAAGGAGATATAGAACGGCACGAAGCTGTAAAAGAAGTACTTCAAGTTTACGGAGATGCTTAAAACAAGTAGGGATCGTAAGGTCCCTGCTTTCTTAACAAATACATAAGATATTCATTCTTACTATAGATTAAATTCCAGCTTGGTGCTTTTATAGGTGGCCTGCCCATTGCATCATAATATATCTGACCTATCCAATATGTCTTCAACCAGATACGTTTTTTACTCCAACTGCTACGCACAGGCCAATATGCGTAGCGTTCAGTCCATTTAATATCTACCTCAGAGGTCTGAGGCAAGAGGAAATATTTCAGCAATAGCTTTTGCACAAGCGTGAGCAATATCCATATGCTCCTGCTGTGTACCATTAGCACCACGTAGTTCAATGTAGTGTACCCAACTACGCAATGTTCCATTCATATACAGCCGTGTTTTAGTATTTCCTTCTGGTAATACTGCACGAGCTTGTTCTTTGGCAATACCATTCTCAATTGCCCAGTCGTATGCTGTTGAG